ATCCTGTTGACCCTGAACAACGCACGTCCGATCGGCGCCTTCGAAGGCCCGATTCTGTCGGTGGCGCAATCCGAGTATCCGGACGCCACGCCCTTGGAGCTGCGCCGCGAGCTCGACTACCTGTCGGACCGCGACCTGGTCAAGCTGGAGAAGCGCCCGGACGGCAAGTGGTTCGCCGATCTCACGCGGTACGGCACGGACGTCGCCGAATACACGATCGACTGTGAGCCTGGCATTGCTCGGCCCGTGAAGTACTGGTGAATCATGGCTGGCAAAAGCAGCATTCACCGCCTGCCGGCAGAGATCAAGACCTATATCGAGGCGCAGCTGGCCACCGGTTGCCATACCCTCGACAGTCTGATCGAGGATCTGCGCGAGCGCTTTCCGGCCGAGGCCAATGCCGGGGCGCTCCCCAGCCGCAGTGCCATCGGGCGCTACGGCCAGAAGCTGGAGCGTCGCCTGGCTGCGATCAGGGCCAGCACCGAAGCGGCCAAGCTGATTCGCGCACATGCGGGTGACGAGATCGACGCCCGCAGCGAAGCGTTGACGGCCCTGGTGCAAACCGAGCTCTTCGAAGCCATCATCGAACTGCAGGAAGCCGACGAAGAGACTGACTCCGGCAAGCGGGTGGAGCTGCTGAGCAAGGCCGCCAAGAACATCGCCACGCTGGCGCGAAGCTCGGTCAACCTGAAGAAGTTCCAGGCCGAGGCAGAAGAGCGGGCCCGGCGTGCGCTGCTCGCGCAGCAGGACGCAAAGCTGCAGGAAGTCGCCAAGGCCCAGGGTATGAGCGCCGACCAGGTCGACTTCTGGCGTCGCGACTTCTTGGGGATCAACGCACCATGAGCATCCTCTCTCCGATCGCATCACCGGCAGGTGCTCGCTGATGGCCGCCGTCATCAAACCCCTGGCCTCTACCCTGCGCGTCCTGGAATGGGACGATCTGCCGGCCAGCGTCCGCGCAATTTCGGACAGCTTCAACCCGCTGGCCGATGGCATCTTGATGCTGCACCAGCGCCAGGTGGCTGCGCTCAAGGCGTCGATCATCGCCATTCCGAAAGGCCGGCGCACGGGGATCACCTTCGGCACGATGCTGAACAAGACGCTGGTGGCTGCGGCGCGCAAGTCGGCCGGCGGCGACAACGTCTACTACATCGGCGACACCAAAGAGAAGGGCCTGGAGGCGATCGGCTACTGCGCCAAGTTCGCCCGGGTGATCGCGCGTGCCCAGGGCGAAGGCGTCACCGGTGTCGAAGAGTTCCTCTTCGAAGACCAGGACGAAGGTGGCAAGACCAAGCACATCACCGCGTATCGCATTCGGTTCGCCAGCGGCTTTCAGGTGTGCGCCCTGTCCAGCCGACCGGCGAACATCCGCGGCCTGCAGGGCCATGTCGTTATCGACTCCTGATCTGGGGCGGCCAGATCACGATCATCAGTTCCCACAACGGCAAGAACAACCCGTTCGCTCAGCTGTGCCGCGACATCGAGGCCGGGCGCTATGGTGAAGATGCGGCCGTTGTGACGGTCACGTTCGACGATGCAGTCACCAACGGCTTGTACGAACGCGTGTGCTTCATGAAGGGCACACCGCCCACGGCCGAGGGCAAGAGGGAGTGGTACAGCAAGATCCGCAACGCCTATGGTGTGCGCAAGGCCGCCATGCGCGAGGAGCTCGATGCCATCCCGCGCGACGGCAGCGGCGTCAGCCTGCCTGGCGTCTGGATTGAAAACGCCATGAGCGAAGAGCGGCCGGTGGTGCGCCTGGCGCTCGACGATGACTTCGTGCGAAAGAGCGAAGCCGAGCGCCGGTCATTTGTGGAGGACTGGATCCGGCGCGAGGTCGAGCCTGCCATGACCCTGGTCGACCCGAAACTGCAAAGCGTCTTCGCCCAGGACTTCGCACGCCACCGCGACTTCTCGGTCTTCGGCGTTGGTCAGATCGAGCCGAACCTGCGCCGGCGTGTGGTGTTCGTCGTCGAAATGCACAAGGTTCCGACCCGTCAGCAAGAGCAGGTCATCTGGCACATCATCGAGAAGCTGCCGCGTCGCTGCGGCGGCGCCATGGATGCGACTGGCTCGGGCGAAACCCTCGCCGAGTACACGGCCGACAAGTTCGGCCATGACCACGTCCACCAGATCAAGCTGAACCGAGCCTGGTACGGCACCTGGATGCCCAAGCTGATCCAGGGGTTCGAAGACGGGATGATCGACTTGCCGCGCGATGCGAACGTGGCGGCCGACCTTCGTGCGATCGAGGACGTCGAGGGGATACCCATGGTTGTGAAGCTGCGGCGCAAGGATCTGAAGGATCCCGAACTGACTCGGCACGGCGACTCGGCCGTGATGCTCGCGCTGCTGTGGTTCGCCACGATGAACCTTTCCGCGCCCATCGACTACACGGCGGTGCCCCGCCAAACGAGTCGCTGGGATGCGCTGCCTGGCGAGATCGATGACGACACCCCGCGGGCCGGCGACGGCGCATGGCGCGAGGCACTTCAAATTTCCGGCGTTTTGGGGCGTTTTTTGGGGTGGGTGGCTACGCTGACCCCGGCTGCGCGTCTGAGGGCCTTTATAAACGCCTGCAAACGGCTTTCTGGGGCTTCGGCTGGCCAGGGAACCGTCGCGGGTCTGGGCTGAGACCCGAAAGAGAGAGATTCATGGCTCAAATCGTTGATCAATTCGGCCGCCCGATCACCAACACGCACCTGGAGGAGCCGCAGACGGCCCGGCTGGGGCACCTGCAATCTGAATGGGAGAACCACCCCACACGCGGGCTCACGCCGCCCAAGCTGGCGCAGATCCTGCAACAGGCTGAGACGGGCGACATCACGGCGCAGCACGAGATGTTCGCGGACATGGAGGAAAAAGACGCGCACCTCTTCAGCGTCATGCAGACGCGCCGCCTGACGGTCAGCCAGCTCGACTGGTCGATCGAGCCGCCTGCGAATGCCACCAGCGCGGAACAGGACGAAGCAGCCTTCGTGGCCGAGGTGCTGCGGGGCCTGGAGATGGAGGACATCCTTTTTGACATGACCGATGCGGTCGGTCACGGCTTTTCACCGATTGAACTTGGGTGGGACACGATCGAGAAGACGCGCATGCCGGTCACGGCAACGTTTCGCCCTCAAGGGTGGTTTCGCACTCCGATCTCCCCAGGACTGGATCGCAACGAGCTGCGCCTGCGAGACAACAGCGCCGATGGGGAATCGCTCTGGCCGTTCGGCTGGATCATGCACACGCACCGCTCGCGCAGCGGCTACATCGCCCGCACCGGCCTTTTCCGCGTGCTCGCCTGGCCGTGGCTGTTCAAGAACTTTGCCGTGCGCGACCTGGCCGAATTCCTGGAGATCTACGGACTGCCGCTGCGCCTGGGCACGTACAACCCCAACACCTCGGACGACAAGGCTCGCGCGACGCTCTTGCGTGCGGTGATCGGCATTGGCCACGACGCTGCGGCCATCGTGCCCGAGGGCATGAAGATCGAGTTCAAAGAGGCCGCCAAGGGCGAGTCCACGCCGTTTGACAGCATGATCGGCCTGATGGAGCGCAGCACGAGCAAGGCGGTGCTGGGCGGCACGCTCACCAGCGGCGAGGGCGAGCACGGCACGCAGGCTCTGGGCAAGGTGCACAACGAACTGCGCCACGACCTGAAGAAATCCGACGCGCGCCAGCTCGCTACCACCCTGACTCGCCAGCTGGTGTACCCGATCCTGGCGGTCAACCGGGGCCGCACATCGCTGCACCGGTGCCCGCGCCTGGTGCTCGACACGCAGCAGCCCGAGGACATCAAGCTGCTCTCCGACTCGCTGCCCAAGCTGGTGAACATGGGCATGCGGATCAAAACGGACTGGGCGCACAGCAAGCTCAAGATCCCGATGGCCGAGGAGAAGGATCCGATCCTGCAGCCGATTGCGCCGTCGTTTGGCAATGGCGACGACGCCGGCGGGCTAGCGGGGTTGGCTGCGATGGGCCGTCGCCAATTCGCTCCTGCGCAGTTGGCGCGGTTGAAGGCAACTCCGGGCGATCCGACCAACACGGCGGCCGACGCGATCGACAGCCTGGTCGAAGCCATGCTCGATGAGTGGCAGGGAAAGCCTGACCCGGTCCAGAAAGCGATCCAGGAAGCCCTGGACAGCAGCACGTCATTCGAGGACTTCCAGGTGGCCGTCGAGCAGCGCCTGGCCGCAATGGACGCCACGGCGCTGGCGGACCTGCTCAGCCGCGGCACGCTGGCAGCCCGCCTCTGGGGCAACCTGACCAACGGCGGACGCACCTGACATGGCCGCCATCGAGCTGGAACCGCTGCCACCGCGAGAGGCTGTCGAGTTCTTTCGCCAGAAGGGCTACCGGATGGCGTTCTCCTGGCAGGACATGCCTGCCCAGGAACACGCCGCCGCCTTCACGGTGGCCAAGGCGATGCGCCTGGATGTGCTGAAGGACATCCGCGGCGCCACCGACCGCGCGATCGCCGAGGGCACGACGTTTCAGGACTTCCGGCGCACGCTCGGCCCGCAGCTGCAGGACAAGGGCTGGTGGGGCAAGCGCGAGATGGTCGATCCGGTCACCGGCGAGACGGTCAATGCGCAGCTTGGCAGCGACGCCAGACTGCGCAAGATCTTTGACACCAACGTGGCCACCGCGTATTCCGAGGGGCAGTCCGAGCGGATCGAGCGCAATATCGAGCTGTTTCCTTACCTGCAGTACTTGCGCAGCTCGAGCGAGCATCCTCGCTTGTCGCACGCTGCCTTTGCCGGCCGGGTCATGCGTGCAGACGATCCCTGGTGGCGGTCGCACATGCCGGTCAAGGAATGGGGCTGCAAATGCGGGGTGCTGCAGCTGACCGCTCGTCAGGTAAGCCAGATGGGCCTGCAGGTCAGCGAAGCGCCGCCTGAGCGGTATGTCGAATACACGAACACCCGCACGGGCGAAACCCTGGATGTGCCGGTGGGTGTGCATCCGGCCTTCAACTATCGGCCAGGCCTGCGACGAGAAAGCCTGGCACGGGCGTTGATGGACAAGGCGGACGCAGCCGAGCCACGCACAGCCGCACGCATGCTGGCCGATGGCACCGACCAATGGGCACCGCTGGTGCAGGCCGAGTTCGATGACTTCGTTGGACGCTATACCCGCGGCGAACGCCGTACGGTCGGTCAGCGGCGCGTGGTCGGCGCATTCTCCAGCGATCAGGTCGGCGCATTGCAGGAGGCTGGCCAACTGCGTGGCGCGGACGCCCGCGGCACAATTCATGTCGACATGACCAAGCTGCGCAACGTGCTGGGCGAGGGGCAACGAGCGCCCGCCCAGGCCACGGACACCGGCGCCGCGCTCGTCGCGCAGTTGCCAACGCTGTTGCGCCAGGTCGGCGAGGCGTGGCTGGATGGCGATCATGTGGTGCTGCTATGCACATCCCCCTCCGATTCGCAGCGCGTGGTGAAGATCGTCGTGGACCTCACCGGCCGGGCGGGCGGCAAGGCCGGGGGCAATGGCGTGGTCTCGATGGAAGTGATCGACCCCGCATCGTTTGACCGCACCGGTCTCTCCAAACTGCAATAGGTGACGGCGGTGTGCGCGCAGCAGCAGCTGCGTCGGCCGCACCAGGTGCATACCTGAAAACGCGGTAAACCCGTTTAATAGAGCGTTCCAAGGCATGGCGTCAGACTGGCGCCCATGCCTAAATCCGCCACACCCCTTCTTGCCGCGTTCGCCGTGCAGATCAAGCGCACGGGCGACGATGGCGCCGTCCCTGAGCTGCATCTTTTGCCTGATGGCGAATTCAAGCCTCACGCGGCCGAGGATGCGCGAGAAATGCCCAAGTCGGGCACCTACCGCATGAACGCGCAGATCGCGGAGAAGGTTATCGCCCTGGCGCGTGCGAGCGTCAACGATCTGCCGATCGACTACGAGCACCAGACGCAACAGGCCGCCAAGAACGG